GAGTCTTTAAAAGCCGGCACAGAACTCGTTTCGGAAATGACGACGGGAGCCGATGAGGCCAACGTCGATTCCCTGAGCGTCGACCAGCGCCAAATAGTTTCTACATTTTTGGGGAACTGTTATAGGATCTTTCGTAGTTCCAAAGACATATGGGCGGCGTACACCAAGGCCATACTGTGGGGGAAAGTTGATTTTCATCGGGCCGCCCGCACCATAAAAGACGAAATATATGAACCTATTGCATCCGGCACGGCTTACACTGTTGACGAGGCTAAACTAAGCGCGCTTGTCTCTAAGAGTGGAGATGTATATTCGGGTACTGCCAAATGGCAAGATGGCACAGTATATGTTGGAGTTCTGGGATATGCTTCCCCAAGCGCAGTTAACTCAAGCGCCGCAATTCCCACCTTACTTAGTAATGTCCAATCGGCCATGGCCGAGATGACCGGGACAGAGGGCTCTAAATCAGAAAATACAAGAACTATCATAGCAGAAGAGGTTTTAAAAGTTGTTAAAGATTCTTATACCTATACTGACTATCAAACCCTTTTGGGTCTATATGCGTTAGTCTTGACTGCCCTTGAGGCCCTTGGGGGCGCAGACCCTCTATCGACTGCCGATGCGGACAAGGTTAAGCAAATCAGGGACGATATCGATGCGGGCACTCTCGGCGACTCCCTTCAAGCCGCCGCCGAAGGAACCGGCGCCGTCACGGAAGTAGCAGCCTCCACACCACCCGCCGGAAAGCAAGCGGTCACACAAGCACAGAAAGATGCTGCTGCCAATATCAGAACCAGCATTAAAGATTATTTTAGTATTAATACTCCTACTTTCTCTGCATTAAGAGAAAAAGGACGCGTCGAAATTTATCATAAATATAAATCCGACGAGAAATATAAAAATGCGCCCGTCGAAGATACATTTCAAGGAGTATATCCAATCGAAGGCAAGACCGAATGTGGTGTCAGCCAGTTACTGTTCAATGAAAACCAGCAGGCGCTTTTGGACTTAACGCCGGCCGAGATTTCTTCTTTGGTCCCAATGATTAGGCTTTTTAAACAGGGCCCCGGTTATGAACAAGAGATACCTTTTGAAAGCAATGCCATCAACAATATGGATCTCAAGGCTGCAATAAAGCAAAATCCAAACATGATAGTTGAGAATTATAATAAAGGAAATTCAGTTGGAATTAGAAGCCTCGAATGGAGCTACCAGGGCACAAACCCGGCGAACGACACTAAAGACATCTCTTTGACTTTGACTTTATACTTTCAAAGCTTTACGGACATTTTAAGAACGCGCCCTACTGGCCAGAAAGGAGAGTCCGGACGCGGCGAGTTTTCTTATAAAGATCTGATTACGAGGTCTGGTCCGATTACTGGCGGATCTGGAAATAAATCAGTCGATCAGTCCGGTTGGGATCCTGAGCATTATCGGATAAAGTTTTTAATAGGATATGCATATTCTGATCCCGCGATGGGTGCCGGCGATATCATCCCAGACGCAAAAAGAAAGGCCATTGATATGTGCGTGTTGCCCATTATCGCCACGCTTATAGATCACAGGTTTGACATCCAGGAAGATGGTTCTGTGAATTTGGTTATTACCTATAGGGGATATTTGGAAGCTGTCGCGTTTTCTCAAGGTGCAAATATTTTTGCGAATGCAGAGCTTGAGGACACTTTTGATAGCGCTACAGCATTAGTTCAAAAAATCATGGCCCAGTGCGGCTCCTCGGATGCTGCCGACAGACTAAGGGCAAACTTAACCACACAAGTAGATTGGTTTGGCAAAGAATTGCAGACACTTGTTTTTTCTTCCATCCTTACAGAACTGCGCACAAATAAAAAAATCTACACGATCTATCCCCGTGTTAACGATTTAATTAGTAGAAAATTGATCACACGAGATCTTGACATGTATCCTCCCAAGGACGGCGACACCCCACCTCAACTTATATCAGATCTTATAAAAAACGTAAAAGGAGCCCAAAAATGCGAGGCCAAGGATCTCGACAAATGCGTAGAGAACCTATTTACGGAGAACATAGATCCGCAACTTGTTCTGGCGGATGGCCGACGTTCTGTGCCGTTTTTCTATGTTGGTGATTTAATTAAAGTAGTCAAAACACTTGTCAACGTTAGCTACAAAGGTCGAGCAACCACGCGCAAATTGGGAACCGCTGCCGAGAAGGCGTTTGATAATACCAGAGTTATATTGACAGACATAAGAATGACGCAAGCCCCTCAAGCTCCGGGCGCCGGGCTTTGGCACGAAGTAAATATGGCGGACATACCAGTATCTATTGAGACTTTTTCGGTTTGGTTTGTGAAAAAAATTACAAAATATCAAGGAAATAGGCAGTTTCCTCAATATAGCTTCGGCTTGTTTATGGACGAGTTTTTGCGTGAGGTTCTTTCCAAATTTAAAAACTATGCGGACGAAACGGGACAATCAGATACGTTAACTGACGCGACCTCAATCCAATTGGCGCAAGTTTATGCCCCCTTGGATGCAGTCGGCAAATGTGCGAACACAGTAGCGAAAAAGAAAGGCAGGCTGACATATGATTTGTTTATCCCTGCACCGGAAGGGGCGCCCCCAGGCTCAGCGTGTAAGTCAATAACCAGGATAACACAAGGAGATAAAAAGGGTGGCCTCATGCAATTTTATTCAGAGAAGGCAGCCGAAAATTGGATTAATTATTTCATTTACTACCCAACAGTTGCTGGGCTAAACTGCAGCGAGTTGTCTTTTCCGACACCGACACAGAAAAATTTAGCAAGTGGATATTATCAATTTAATTTTGGTGTCAATAGCGGAATGGTTCAAAAAATATCTTTTGAAAAAGACGATCAGCCATATGTCAGAGAAGCGAGGTTCTTTGCATCGGAAACAAACTACAAAAGAAATAGAATTTTACAGTTAAGAGAGCCATACAAGCTCACAATAGATACTTTTGGGCTTCCGAATATATTCCCAGGCTCTATTTGTTTCATAGACCCAAGAACAATTGATTTGGCTTTGGGGAAGATTTCCGATAAAGATTCTTTGGCATATATGCTGGGTTTCGGAGGGTATCACCTAATAACCCACGCAAAAAATAGAATTGCTCCGGGCGAATTTAATACCACCTTAACTGCAAAATGGACCTCTCACGGCACGACAGAAACCCTGAATGACGCTTTAAGGAGAACCCCGCGGAGCAGTAAATCTCAAGGAAAAGAATGTGGCTTTTTTGAGAAAAACCACGGAGCCTCCCGCAAAGCCGTAGAAGAAGCTTTTGGTGCCGGCTTCGAAGGCTTTCTTGACCCCGCCAAGGGCGATGAGGTCAGGAACTACCCGGGCTCCGAAATAGCAGACCAGTTCCAAATATTTTTGGAAAACAAATCCAAGGGACTTAGTAAACTATAATGGCATTTACAGGAAATAACGAACAAGGAACCGTTGAGGCTTTTATATCAAGACTCAACTTTAAAGTAAATATTGATGCAGAGGTTCAATCGCGCTCGCTTGATAATACAAATTCAAAATTTGCGAAATGCATAAAAGATTTTCGATTTGGAGAAACAATAACTTATGGGAAGATAGACACGGAAGGAATCCCGGTTGTTTTAGATCCGAGCGAAGATCATACAATATTGCGTAAAGTTGGCCTTTCGGATGAAAACCCCGGAATCACAGCGGTCAATTTTGTTGCTGATGCATTTGCAGATCTGGAGAAATATTTTAAAGCAGCTAGGCAGAATGGAAAAATTGTGCTTGACGATCCTTACCTGTCGGTTCCCATTCCGAAACTCGCGTATTTGAGTTTTGAAAATTTAAAAAAAGGCGTTAGGTCCGGACCTTACACACGTGGGTGTATGGAGTACCTTTTTGCAATGGAGAAAGCTACAGGCAGAAATATTGGCACATTCGATGTGTTTATGAGAAATTTCTTGCACTACGTTGATCAAGTGTCTTTCGTCTTTCCGTTTTTAAAGCCAGAAATGATGAAACACAGATCGGTCCCTCTTCGTACCTCGGGCCTTGTGATTGAAATAGCTGAGGGTGACTTTTCAAAAGATAATCCAATCGATCAGTTATTTTACAAAAGTGCCAATTTTGATTATTATTTAAATGTTGCCATGAAGGTTGGGTTTTCAGTTGACAGAAACGCTCCCTGGCGCTTGGTGGCAGATCTTAGCTCTCCGACAATGCGCCAATATATGGCAAAATACGGAGTCTATGGTCCGCGATCGTTTTTTTCTATGTATTGTAGGCCAGCAAATCGTAATGATTTTGAGGAATTTATGGATTTCACTCTTAGATTGTATAATCTATATGTTGACAAGAAGAATTTGACATCTAGGGGAGTACCTCGAGGAAAGTATGTTTTAACGGAAAAGTACAATTTAGAAAGAATGAACCCACAGAAGGTGTACCAGCGATATGGTCCCGATTATTTTATAAATAACTATGTTGAGTTAAAAAATATTGAAAATAGAAACTATGTCGGGAAAAGAGAGCTTGAGGTTTTAAAAGTTGAAATAGCTGAGATCGGAAAATTGAAAATGTCAGACTTTCAAAAACATAATAAAATATCTGCCTTGGTAGATGCTAAATTTAAAGGCCTGAGAGGGAAGGGCACTCTGACAGATATAAAAAGAAGCGTACTTGACAGAAGCAAAAAGAGATGATATACTAGTATCAGAGGGAAAAGTGTATTTTCAAACTTTAGACGATAAAACAGAGTGCATAGGGGTCTATGCAGATGGAAAATTGAATTTTGATGAAATTCCAGATGATCTGACAAGAACATGGAAGTTTACTGGTTCTGCAGCGGGTGACCAGATTGAGTACGCATGGCTTTATTGTGGGGGCAAATCTTTGGCGCAAGCTTGTCCTCCAGAAATTAAAGATCACTTAGACAGGACGCAAAAGAAGTTTAAAGCATATTTGAAGTCGTTTAAGTTGGCAAAAATAGATTTGAGAAGTTTTTGTTTTTTTGATTTGGTTCCTCACGATTTTTTGTTAGAATTTTGTGAAATTAGAAATAAAATAACAAAATATGTTTTTGAGAATTATGAAAGGCCTCCTAATTATGGCCATTTGGACGCTGCATATAAGCTGTTACACAAGATAAAATTTCAAAATCTAAACCTCAATAGTGAAGAGTGTCGACACTTGTTCGTGAGCACATCGGACCGATCGGCAATTAAGAAGCTTTTGGCAGGATCTCCATACATCGATTATAACTTATTCGGTACCGCCACGGGAAGACTGACCACAAAGCCTGAAACTACGCCCATTCTAACGATGAAAAAGGAATATCGAAAACTTATTAAACCAAAAAATGATTGGTTTCTGTCACTCGATTTTAATGGAGCAGAGATTAGGACACTTTTGAGCATGAGTGGAAAAGAGCAGCCACAAGAAGACATACATGAGTGGAATATTAATAATGTAATCGCAAAAAGCAACATCTACAGAGAAGAAGCTAAAACAATTTTCTTTTCGTGGTTGTACAATCCTGACTCTAGAATAATAAACACTGACTATTATGATAGAAAAAAAGTACTTGACAGATGGTATGACGGGGAATATATTACTACACCTTTTGGAAGAAAAATAAAGATCGATTCTCGGCGCGCCTTCAATTACATAATTCAAAGCACTACTTCGGACGCTGTAATTGACAGAGCTATCGAGATTGACAAGTATTTATCAGACAAAAAGAGCTTCATATCGCACATAGTCCACGATGAGATTGTCGTAGATCTTGATAGTAAAGAGAGAGAGTTAGTGCCCGAGATTAAATCTATATTTGAAGAGACAAAGCTGGGCACGTTTATGTGCAACCTCAACGCGGGTAAAAATTATTCAGAACTAATGGAGCTTAAATTATGATTACCACCATTGGTATCGGCAAAGCCGGCACAGCAATCGCCGCCCACTTTAAAGAAAACAGAGAGTATAAAGTATATTGCCTTTCAGGTGAATTTGACAAGACTACCAAATTCAAGTATAAGTTGAAATCTTATGATGAACAAGAAGATTATGAAAAAAACATACCAAATTTATCCAAGTTTTTTAAAGAGGCCACTGAAAATGTTCAAGTTTTTGTTTGTGGCGCCAGCAAGAGTGCCAACTATACACTATGCATTTTACAGCAGATTAAAGATAAAAAAATAGATTTATTTTACATCAAGCCAGACACGGAACTGTTGATAGGGAATATGAAGCTGCAAGAGAAGGCGATATTCGCAATTTTACAGGAGTATGCTCGAAGCGGATTATTTAACTCGATCACCATTTTTAGTAATCCAGTTTTAGAGCAAATAATTGGGGATGTTCCGATTAAAAAGTATTTTGAAACCATAAATCAAACTATTTATTATAGTGTTCATTATAAGAATTTATTTGATCACACAAAGCCAATCATTGGCAATTTAAGCCACCCATCAGAAGTACAAAGAATAAGGACCCTCGGCCGACTGGACACCAATAAAGTTCAAGAAAAATGGTTTTTTGAGCTTGACATGAGCAGGGATGTGTGTTATTATTTCTGTATATCAAAAGAAAAATTAGAACAGGACGGCGGCTTGCATCAAAGGATAATAGAAAAGTTAAAACAAAAATCAACCAATGCTTTTAAGAATCTGACATATGCGATTTATGAATCGCCATATGAAACTGATTTTGGGTTCTGCGTTGCCCATACTAACGCAATACAAAATAACCCTTGACTTGCTTGTTCAAGGGTGCTATATTAGATGTCAAGGAAAGCTTGGCATACTTTATTAAAAACAAAAGGAGAAAATAATGTCAATTAATATGGAATTAATGAAGCAAAAGCTCGCTACACTTCGTGGCGAGGGAAAATACAACGATGGCCCTTCAATTTGGTTTAAGCCAGATGAGGGAGATCAAGATATTCGGATCGTACCCACTGGTGATGGGGATCCGTTGAAGGAATTTTTCTTCCACTATAACGTGGGAGATCATAGGGGTGGTATCATGTGCCCGAAGCGTAACTTTGGAGAGAATTGTCCGATTTGTGAGTTCGCTTCAACGCTTTGGCGCGAGGGTGTCGACAAGAACGATGAGGAGAGCAAGAAGCTTGCAAAGAGTCTTTTTGTGCGTACCCGATATTTCTCGCCTGTTGTTGTTCGTGGTAACGAAGACGAAGGAATCAAGGTTTATGGCTATGGAAAGCAAGCTTACGAGCTTTTGCTTGGCTACATTCTTGATCCGGAGTACGGAGATATCACCGACCTCAAGGAAGGCACCGATATCACGCTAACGTACACTAAGCCAACTCGACCGGGAGCGTATCCCCAAACTAATCTCAAAATGCGCCGCAACACATCGCCACTCTTGGAAGATCAAGAGGCAATTCCCGGTATGCTCGATAATATGCCTGACTTTGATGGTCTATTTGAAAGGCTCGCCCCTAATCAAATTGATGCCATCTTGGATGAACAGATGTCTGGCTCCAAATCTGCAGAGGAGCGCTCAAGTGAGAGCGTACGCTATGCGAAGGGAGCAAGTGAAGTCGATAAGGCATTTAACGATCTGATGAGCGGAGCTTAGTGAAAAGCCGCGGTGCCCCGGCAAAACAGGGCACCACTTTATTCTATGTAACACAGAAAAGGAGAATGTTATGGAATGGTTAAAATCGCAATTGGCCCGATGGAAGGTCCAGGTTAGTTTTGTGGCAGGGGCCCTAGTGGTCGCTACTGCATATGGGACTTGCACTTTCGAGCCGCCGGCCGAGGAAGTCAGTGAGGCTACCACGACAGGTACTGCCGAGACAACCACAAGTGCAGTCGAAGTTTCTGAAACTACTACCGCAACCAATGAAAACACAGGTAATGCGACTGAGACAACAACTACAACTGAGTAGTGAATAAGCCGCTGGCAGACCGGTGTAAAGTCTGCCGCCTTATGTTCAGGGTAGAGCAGTTTGGTAGCTCGTCGGGCTCATAACCCGGAGGTCGGTGGTTCAAATCCATCCCCTGCATCCATTTTATTTATGCCAAGGAGGCCACATGGCTAGAAAAGCCAAACAAACAAAAGCTGGAAGAGTATCAATGCAAGACTTGATGAGTCTTGTTAATAAGAAAGCCGGCAGAAATGTCGCTCACGATCTAACAGGAGAAAATCCAACCGAAGTAAAAGAGTGGATCTCTACTGGTTCGCGATGGCTTGATTCTATTATATGTAAAGGAAAGGTAGCTGGGATTCCAGTCGGTAAGGTCACAGAACTGGCAGGCCTGGAGAGTACCGGTAAATCCTACATGGCTGCGCAAGTGGCCGCAAACGCTCAGAAAACGGGCAAGATGGTCGTCTACTTCGATTCCGAGTCTGCCATCGACCCAAGCTTCTTGGAGCGAGCAGGATGCGACCTAGAGCGTTTAATGTACGTTCAGGCGTCCTCTGTGGAGTTTGTGCTGGAAACCGTGGAAGAACTGCTTGGGGCAACCGATGAACAACTGTTGTTTATCTGGGACTCTCTGGCATTGACGCCTTCGGTATCAGATGTTGAGGGAGACTTTAATCCTCAATCCTCGATGGCGGTCAAGGCTCGTATTCTCGCTAAGGGAATGTCAAAGCTGATCATTCCTATTGCAGACAAGCAGGCAACGTTTGTTGTGCTTAACCAGCTTAAGACAAATATTCCAAGTGGCCCTAACGCTCGCATTATTGCGATGACTACCCCCTATATGACACCCGGCGGCAAGGCGATGCACTATTCGTATTCGCTGCGCATCTGGCTCACCGGCCGCAAAGCCAAGTCTGCTTTCATCGAGGATGAAAAGGGGTTCCGAATCGGATCCGAAGTTAAAGTTAAGCTAGAGAAATCGCGCTTTGGAACACAAGGCAGAAACTGTGCCTTCCGTATCCTGTGGGGTACCGAAGATATTGGCATCCGCGACGAGGAAAGCTGGTTTGATGCCGTAAAGAGTTCTGATTACCTAACCAGCGCTGGAGCGTGGTATACTCTTAAGATGCCAGATGGGTATGAGAAAAAGTTTCAACCATCCAAGTGGACCGAGATCCTACAAGCGGATGAAGAATTTAAAAACAACATCATTAAGCTGATGGATGAAGAAGTAGTTCAAAAGTTTGATCGAAGAGAAGGATCCGCGGAACAATTTTATGCAGAACCGGGATAAAACGCTTGACATCTCCCCTGTAATAAGTTATAAATTATGACAAACACTAACAAGAAAAGGCTTCTTATCGTGGATGCCTTAAACGCTTACTTGAGGGCTTATATTGTTGACCCCTCAATCTCTGCCAATGGTCAGCCAATCGGCGGCTTGAAGGGATTTATTAAGATTTTACAAAAACTCGTAAGAGATACAAAGCCTCAAGAGATTATTATTGTATGGGACGGACCCAATGGTTCTAAGAAAAGAAAGTCCATGGATAAGAATTACAAGGCCGGCCGCAAGCCAATTCGCCTAAACAGAGCCTTCCATAATCTTACTGATGATCAAGAGATGCAGAATAAGGTTTGGCAGCAATCTCGCCTTATTGAATATGTGAATGAGATGCCCATAGTTCAGACAATGCTGCCAGAAATTGAAGCAGATGACGTTATATCGTACATTACCAGAATGCCACATTATGATGGATGGCAAAAGGTGATCGTTTCGAATGACAAGGATTTTATGCAGCTCTGCGATGAAGAAACGATCTTGCTTAGACCAACTAAGAAAGAGATCATGAACATGAACACGATCACGGAGCAAATCGGGATACATCCTACGAATATGGCACTCGCGAGAGCAATTGCAGGAGACACCAGCGATAATCTAAAGGGCGTTCGTGGTGCCGGCTTGGCCACAATAGCTAAACGCTTACCGTTTTTGGCAGAAGAAAAAACCTATTCTATTGATGATGTGGTTGGATATTGCGAAATCACCGAGGCAAAACCAAAATTTTATTCTAATGTCGTCGAAGCTAAAGAGTTGATAGAACACAATTATAACATGATGCAGTTGTATGCCCCGCAAATGTCTATTCAGGCAAAACAAAAGGTTGACTACGCAATAACTGAATTCGAGTATTCCTTTAATAAAACGGCCATACTTGGGATGATGATCGAAGATGGGTTTGGGGAGTTAAATTGGGAAGATTTGAAGGTATCTTTGAACAAAATTAGTATAGAATGTGTCGGGTCTGCGACCTGAGATATAATTGATTTGCAAACGGAAATACTGTTTACTACTTACTAATACCGCTCAAAAACCTGCCGTAGAGTTGGCAAGCAAAATCTAAATATATTATTTGACTATTACTGAAAAAAATGCTATATTCTATAGCGAACGAGGGAATTTATGTTAGCAGAAAGAGTAGACTTTGGAAGGTATGGAAAGTCCTTCCAAGAAGGCTTAGTGCAGCTTATCTTTGAGGATCGCCCATTCGCCGATCAGATCACAGAAGTTCTAGATATCAACTTTTTAGATCTTGAATATTTGAGAGTCTTTGCCGGCAAGATCATGGAATATAGAATCAAGTATAATAAGCATCCGTCGCCGGAAGCAATTATATCGATTGTCAGAACTCAACTTGATCGCGAAGATGATGTGATTCAAAAGCAAGTTAAAGATTACTTTGCAATGATTCACTCTAGAGAGATTGACGAAGTAGATTACATCAAAGAAACCGCCTTAGAGTTTTGTCGAAAGCAAAAGTTAAAAGAGGCGATGATGAAGTCCGTAAATCTGCTACAATCGTGCTCTTTCGACGAGATCTCCAAAGTTATTAATGATGCCATTAAGCTTGGTTCTGAAAATAATTTCGGATATGATTATCTGGCCGACTTTGAAGAGAGATTTAAGCCAAAGTTTAGAAACCCGGTAACAACCGGCTGGGATGAGCTTGATAAGATTTGTAACGGCGGTCTAGGCAAGAGTGAGTTGGGCGTTGTTATTGCCCCCACGGGCGCCGGCAAGTCGATGGTTTTGGTACATCTGGGCTCAGAAGCCCTGAAAGAAAATAGGACCGTCATCCACTACACATTAGAATTGCAAGATACGGTTGTCGCCAGTCGTTATGATAGCTGTATTACTGGATATCCCTTGTCAGATTTAACTAGTTTTAAGGATGAAATCTATGAGTCAGTTAAAAACATTGATGGCAAGCTGATCATTAAAGAATATCCTACAAAATCAGCCTCCACCAACACGATTAGATCCCACCTGTCGAGGTTATTAAAGAGAGGCATCAGGCCGGGAATGATTATCGTTGATTATGCGGATCTGCTCAAGCCAGTCACAGCTAGAAAAGAAAAAAGAAATGAATTGGAATCAATTTATGAAGAATTGAGAGCCATATCTCAAGAGTTTGAGTGCCCTATTTGGACGGCTTCTCAGACCAATCGTTCCGGACTCAACGCGGAAGTTATCACAATGGAACAAATTTCCGAGGCATTCAATAAGTGTTTTGTGGCTGACTTCATATTTACCGTTTCTAGAACAATAGAAGATAAGCAAAACAATAAAGGTAAAATGTTTATTGCAAAAAATAGAAATGGTCCCGATGGATTTGTGCATGAGCTTTTTATGGACACCTCGAATGTCTGCATTAAAGTACTTTCAAAGTCCTTCGGTACTGCAGCTACTTCTACAAATCCAATACCACAAAATCCTTTGCCCTTGAGTGCGAAAGAGCAAAAAGAGATTTTGTTCAATAGATATCAAAAATTTAGAAAAGGAAGATGATAAATGAGAACAATCGAGAACATACGCAGATTTAGACTATCAGACACTTTCGTTGAGCCATATAAGGCCGCCGAAGTGCCCTGGGGCCCACTGGGCTACGTGACATATAAGAGAACATATTCGAGGCGCCTTAGTGAATTTGACCCTGACGCAAGCGGCACCGAAGAATGGTGGCAAACTTGCCGACGAGTTGTTGAGGGCATGTTTAACATGCAAAAGCAACATGTATTCCAGCTTGGGCTGGAGTGGAATGATAATAAGGCTCAAAAAACAGCCAAAGAAGCGTATGATCGATTGTTTAATTTAAAGTGGACCCCACCGGGCCGCGGCCTGTGGATGATGGGGACCAAGTTTGTTGAAGAGCGCACCGCCGCTGGTTTATTTAATTGTGCTTTTCGTTCCACCCGGGATTTAGCCACGAAGGGTGGCTATTTGTTTGCGTGGATGATGGATGCCTTGATGGTGGGCGTCGGCGTCGGGTTTGACACCGAGGGCGCCAACACTGTTACCATTAGAGAGCCCGAATATACGGGAGATGTTCTTGTTATTGAGGACTCTCGCGAGGGCTGGGTTAATTCGGTTCACTCCCTTTTGGATGGATTTTTCTTTGGCGGCAAGGTACCGAAGTTTGATTATTCTGCAATACGTGAACTCGGGGCAGAAATCAAGGGGTTCGGCGGTACTTCTAGTGGTCCCGAGCCGCTCATGGAACTTCATAAAAATTTAAAGGAAATGTACTCTAGTAAAATTGGCGAGGCCATCACGTCGGTTGATCTTGTGGACACCGAAAACCTTATTGGAAGATGTGTTGTGTCGGGGAATGTACGCCGATCTGCGGCACTTGCTATGGGGAGGTACGATGATACCCACTATTTGCAGATGAAAAACGATCAAGAAAAATTATATCATCATCGATGGGGCTCTAACAATTCATTTAATGCAAAAGTTGGAATGGATTACTCTTGGCACGCAAAGCAATCACAAAAGAATGGTGAACCCGGCTATATTTGGCTCGACAACGCCAGAACACGTGGTCGATTTAAAGATGGTCCAAGATTTGACGATGTAAATGTTGCAGGCTTTAATCCGTGCGTTGAACAGCAACTTGAAGACGCGGAGCTTTGCTGCTTGGTGGAAACCTACCCAGCAAAGCACGACGACTTGGAAGATTATTTGCGTACCTTAAAGATTGCATATTTATATGGTAAGACCATTACTTTATCAAACACACACTGGCCTGAAACAAACGCGAAAATGTTGAAGAATCGCAGGATCGGACTATCTCAATCTGGGGTTGTTCAGGCATTTTCTAAGTTCGGCCGACGACAAGTCTATGATATGTGTGATAAGGCCTATGATTATGTTAAGCAGCTTGACGAAGAGTATTCTAACTGGTTGTGCATCCCCAAATCGGTACGGATGACGTCCATTAAGCCGTCCGGAACGGTATCGCTACTTAACGGCTCCACCCCCGGGATCCACTTCCCGGAAGATGAGTATTATATTAGACGCATCAGGTTCTCGAAAACTTCAAATTTAGTTGACAAACTAAAAGATTCGGGATATAATGTTGAAGATGACAAATATACCCCCAACACTGCTGTTGTTGAGTTTCCTGTACACGAGCCTTATTTCAACAAAGGAAAGAAAGACGTCTCTATCTGGGAACAGCTTGAAACTGCAGCCCAATACCAATATTATTGGGCGGATAATTCAGTTTCAATAACCGTTACATTTAAGCCAGAGGAAGCCCGACACATAAAGACCGCATTAGAGTTATATGAAACTAGACTCAAGGCGGTTTCTTTTCTCAAGTATGAAGAAACAGGATATGAACAGGCACCATACGAGGCGATAACAAAGCGGCAATATAATAAGATGAACTCAAAGATAAAAACATTTCAAAGATTTGAAGACGAAGAGGGCGGTGTGGGATCTAAATTTTGTACTAATGACACTTGCACAATTTAAGGAGGGATAGTGAATTTTAACCATTTGATGGAATCGAGATATGTTAAGAGAGGGTGTGGCTCTGGAAAAGGAGAATGTTATTGGGTACCCGTTGGAAATATCAGGTCCACACACGGAAACAATGTACACATGACAATGTATTGCAAGCACTGCGACAACAGGGAAGACATATTTTTGACACAAGAAGTATACCGTGTTCAGGAAAAGCTAATTTTAAGAGAGGTGAAGAATGCTTAAACCAGTCAATAGATATATTCTAATTGAAAAAGCCCAACCAGAGGAAAAAACATCCAGTGTCCTATTACCCGAAGATTATGAACCAAAGCAGGAAATACACAGTATGTACAGGGTATTAGATTGGGCCCAGGATACACGGTTCGATCTAAAAAAACACGCTTTTGTTGCAGTTGATAATAAAATGATCGAAGAAATTTGCATTAATAATGTGACTTATTATATTGTTCAGGATAATTATGTTGTGGGAATTGTTGATTCGCCTTTGGGATGATTATTTTATGGACAAGAACTTTTATAATGAAGCATCAGCCTCAAAATTAGGCTGGGGCCCAAACTGGTTCGGCGAAAGGTACTTTGACGACAAACTTGTAAGGGCTATTAAAAAGTGGCAGAAGGCCCACGGCTTGACCGGCGACGGCCTATGTGGGCCAATGACTTTCCGGCGCTTATGGACCGAGCGACAAGAAAACATTGATGATCACAAGCCAAAGGATTGTCGATATTCAAATTACATTGTTTATAATGGAGAGTTTATTCCCATTGAGTGGGAAAAAGTTGTGCTGTGGTCGGAACACGGCGGCCTTGCGGCGCGCCCGGGCTCGTACTACGATTATACCAGTAGACCAAAAAGAAGCATAAGATATTTTGTGAATCATTGGGATGTTTGCTTGTCTTCTACCTCTTGCCAGAGAGTGTTGGACAAGCGCGGTATCTCAGTGCATTTTTTGATAGACAATGACGGCACCATATACCAAACATTAGACATGCAGCATGCAGCGTGGCATGCCGGCTCCGAGAGGACAAACCGGCCCTCAGTGGGAGTAGAAATCTCGAATGCATATTACCCGAAATATCAAGATTGGTATGTGCGCAATGGGTTTGGAGAAAGATCGCTCGTTGAAGGCGCTTGGGTACATGGCACTAAGCTAGACCCGTTCTTGGATTTTTACCCAGCCCAAAAAGAAGCTCTTAAGTCGCTGTGGGCTGCGATTAATAAGGCGACCGGCATACCATTTGAGACCCCGAGAAATCAGTTTAATGGCAACTCAACCAAATATGAACAGCAAGTAGCGTATGGTAAATATTCTGGCTTTGTAAGTCACTATCACGTCAGCAAAAGCAAAATAGATTGCGCTGGTCTTGATATCGTGGGTCTCTTGGAAGAGGTCAAAGAAGAGAAGGGTGCCTCTTGAATATGATGCCATAGTTGTCGGAAGCTCTTTAAGCGCAGTCATTTTTGCTTTTAACAACGACTATCCTATTTTTTTTACGAGGCCCGATCGGCCCTTTAGGTTTGATTATCTTGAAGAGGGTCTTGACTTGTCGTGTCTTAAAATTCCTAGAGCTGCGAAAACTTTAACGACATTTGATGGAGAAAAGAAAGTTGGCGTTACTAAGGAATTACTCTGGGAAAGAATGCTTTTCTTGCTTTCCTTAAAGGGAAAGGTTCCTTTGTCCAATTTTTGTTCTTCAATGAGGTGGGACGGGAAAAACATAGTATGTGCCAGCGAGTATAAAAGAATACTAAATATATCTTTTGATGTTTGTTATTTTTTTGGAGATGATGGTTGTCACAAGTTGGTAGATTATGAGAAAACAAAAAATAATTTTGTTGTTTATGACTGGGTGGCTTTTAATCGCGGCGGAAAGCATGAGATTGATTTTATAGAAACTAAAGACGACTTTGTATCAGAGGTGTGGTTCTATCCATCAGATAGAATTGATGGCAAAACTGCAATAAAAGACGCATGCGCCATATCTTGCTTAAACGAAGATCAGTTATTAAATTTTGATTACTCTGAAACAATGGCGAGGTTTAAGACTGTTTACGAAATGGAGCACCGCGGCATGAAAGGTCTTTTCGCTTCTTATGGTCCGAACGGAAATCCAAAGCACTATAAGTTTAAGACATCGACCATTGGAAGGCAAAAGGTCGTATCACAGCCGCCAGAGTGGCGCGAAACAAGCAAGGTAAAAAGAGTATCAACAGAACTTGAAGAGCTGTTGTCTGGAATGATTCCGGCCGCCAAAAATTACAGACACATAATAGACAATTTATGAGCAATCACGTACACCTAGCTGGAATTATTCCCATTGCAAACTCTAACATTGATTTTGCGACAAACGTTCCTGTGTCCATGCTTCCGATAAATGAAGCAATGGTGGTTATTCAAAAATCTATCGTGGAGTGTGCGGTGGTCGGGTGTCAGACTATATGGATTATTGCAAATGATGATATGGCGCCAATAATAAGAAAAACAATCGGAGACTGGGTGTATGATCCTGTCTATTATAATAGGAAACACAAATATCCGTCCGAGGTTAGAAAGGAAATACCAATATATTATGCCCCTGTTTTACCCAAAAACCGCGATCGTCGTGACTCCTACGGGTGGTCGGTTTTGTCCGGAATTCATTCTGCGTGGTTTGTGGCCAACAAGCTCTCCAAATGGCTTGTCCCAGAGAAATATTATGTCTCATTTCCTTATGGTATGTATGATATCTACGAATTGAGAAAGCATAGAAAGGCAATTTCAAATACAAATTACAATTTTTTTCTTTCACACGAAGGCAAGACCGCAAAAGATAATTTGTTCTTGCCGTTTACCATGACACCTGAAGACTTTAAAAAATGCCGCCGGTTTGTCAATTCGGAGACAACCAGAACCTACTATAACACAGAAGATAAATATCCTATCAAAAAGCTGCCCCTGTCTGAAAGGTGGTCGGCAAGAGATTTTAACTTTGATACTGTGTTTAAGGAGGTTAGCGAAGATTCATCTTTTGAGATAAAGACGGAGTGGTTTTTCCAGATAGATTCATGGCACGGTTATGCAGAGTATATCTCTAATGAAAATCATATAGAAATGCCAAAAGAACCATTGACAAGTCCCCACAAACATGCTAAATTAGTATATACAAAGGGCGAAGAATGAGAAAAGCATTTTGGTGGGTTGTCCAGCGCTTGAAGCACAAGCTTGGACACTTTCATCCAACAAGACTTATGGACACGCTGGTAGAGCACGGCCGTGCGTTGGTGGTTATTTTTATTCTGTGGGAAATAATAGAAGATATTCTTTTTCCAGTTTTATTTATTTGGCTGGGAAATAACGTTAATCCGTGGTTTATAACCGGAGCCCCACTTAGTTGGCTTTTGTGCCTTCACCCAATCGCCGTCCCTATTATGTGGGGCGCATGGATCAAACTTACAAGGAGAAATAGTGAGAACCAAATCGAAGATTAAATTTGTTGGGCTGCATGCTCATAGTGTGGCCGGCTCAATATTTGATGCCATCGGCTATCCCCAAGCTCATATGGATTTCGCGTATGAGAATGGTTGCGATGCCTTGGCGCTAACAGATCATGGAAATATGAACGGGCTAGCCTATCAAGTTTTGCACGCAAAGAAAATGGAGGAGCAGGGACAAGACTTTAAGCCCATTTTCGGATGCGAGGCCTACTTCACCCCATCTATTTCAGAATGGCGAGAGGCTTATGATCAAGCCATGGAAGACAAGAAGGCCGCTCGCTCTATCAAGAAGGACGAGCAGTCAGGCGCTACCGTAGAAGACGAAGGCAACAGCAAGAAGACTCAAGATATTTTACGCCGGCGCCGGCACCTTGTGCTATTGGTTCAAAACCAAACGGGCCTGAACAATTTATTCAAGCTTGTATCGGAAAGCTATAAATCAGAAAATTTCTATCGTTATCCTCGCATTGACTATGCACTTCTGAAGAAGTACAATGAGGGCATTATAGCCTCATCAGCATGCCTAGGCGGCGTTTACGCCGGCAACTACTGGGAGAACCGGGAGGAAGGCGATGAAGCCGTCCTAGAGGCAATGAGGGAGTCTACACGGCAAATGGTTGATATCTTTGGAGATCGCTGGTATGCTGAGATCCAGTGGAACGATATTAAAGAGCAGCACGAACTGAATCAGTATGTTATTCAGGTTGCAGAAGAGTTTGGCGTTGGATTAATCACAACGGCCGATAGCCACTACCCTGGCCCTGACGCTTGGAAAGACAGAGAACTTTACAAACGCCTAGGCTGGCTTGGCAAAGGTCGACCCTCTTGGGCCGAGGAAGAATCTCAGCTTCCCGAAGGGGTTGAGGAAATTGGATACGAATTGTATCCGAAAAATGGTGATCAGATCTGGGAAAGTTACAAGCAGTATTCGGAATCTACGGGATTTGAATACGATGATGCCGTAGTCTTGAAAAGTATTGAGGAAACTCATGATATAGCATTTAAGCGTATCGAGAGGTTTCTGCCCGACAATACAGTTCGTCTTCCCGAATTCGTAGTACCCGCAGGATTTACGGCCACTCAGGCCTTGGTAAATTTCGCCCTCGAGGGCCTTAAAGACAAGGGCCTTCACGCAAACAAGGAGTATACCGAACGCTTAAAGCGAGAATTAAATATTATTGATGATCGCGGCTTTTCAAAATACTTTTTAACCATGAAGTCTATTGTTGACGTGGCTGCAAGCATGATGCTCACCGGCCCCGGCAGAGGATCCGCCGCCGGCTCTCTTGTGGCATATGCTCTGAATATTACTCAGATTGATCCAATCAAGCACGGCCTGCTGTTCTCGCGATTCCTACGATCAGATGCCACCGACTATCCCGATATCGATTACGATGTATCAGATAGTATGGCGCTGAAAGAAAAGCTAGTTGAAATGTGGGGAGAAGATTGTGTCGCACCGATCTCAAACTGGAACACCTTGCAGCTCAAAAGTTTAATTAAGGATATCTCAAAGCTTTACAACATTCCATTTACAGAGGTAAACACGGTTACTTCGATTATGATTCGGGAAGCGACCCCAGCGGCCAAGCAAAAGCATGGTATTAAGGCGGGAGTGTATGCTCCCACATGGGAAGAGGTGATGGAGTTCTCCCCCACCCTTCAGGCGTATCTGAATATGTATCCCGCAGTTAAGACTCACGTTGAGGGGCTGGTGGGGCAGGTACGTTCGTGTTCTCGGCACGCCGGCGGCGTTGTGATCGCGGAAAATTTAGACAAAAACATGCCCTTGATTAATTCAGGCGGCATTCGTCAGGCCCCATGGGCCGAGGGGCAGAATGTTAGACACCTTGAGCCCATGGGTTTCATTAAGTTTGATTTGTTGGGTTTGTCCACTCTTAAAATGATGGAAGGTGCCATTGAGCATATCCTGCGCCGCCGCCACGGAATTGAGAACCCAACGTTTTCACAAGTGAGAAAGTATTACGAAGACACACTACATCCAGACGTCATCGATTTGAATGATCAAGAGGTATACGAAAATATTTTTCACACCGGTAAGTGGGCCGGCGTCTTTCAGTTTACCGAGCAAGGAGCGCAGAAGTTCTGCGTACGCGCAAAGCCGACCAACATCATTGATGTGTCGGCTATTACTTCTATCTATCGCCCGGGCCCCCTCGCGGCAAACGTGCATGATGAGTATGTGGAGGCCAAGGAGAGCCCCCACTACATTAAGTATCTTAATGAGGACGCGCACGATATTACCCAAGAGACGTTTGGGTTCCTGATCTTTCAGGAGCAGATCGCGCTACTGGCACACAAGCTTGGTGGTCTGACTCTGGATGAGGGCAACATGCTTCGGAAGGTGTTGACCAAGAAAGGAACAGGCAAGGGATCCGTCAAGGGTAAGTTGCACGACAAATTTATTGCAGGGTGTATGGAAAATTGCATCACCCGCGACGAAGCACAAGCTCTCTGGGACAAATTCGAATACTTCTCGGGGTACGGCTTCAACAAGTCTCATGCAGTATCGTACTCCGTAATTTCTTTCCAGTGTGCATGGCTTTGGAACTACTATCCAGCAGAGTGGATGGCAGCATTTCTAGACAAAGAACCAGAAACGAGAAAAGAGAAAGCAATCAATGTTGCGAAAAGATATGGATTTGATATCGCTCCGTTAGACATCAACAAGTCAGGTACAGTTTGGGAAATTAGCGATGACGGCAAAACACTTATTCAGCCACTTACTTCGATCAAGGGCCTTGGGAATGCTGCCATCGAGCAGATTCTAGCCAACCGGCCTATGGCCGCCGCAGAGGAGTTGTTGTTTAATGAAAATATAACTTATTCTAAATTAAATAAAAAGTCCCTGGATGCACTATGTCGAGGCGGCGCCCTGGATAATATTTTAGATGATCGATTTACTGGTCGCAAACATTTCTGGTCAGCATGCATTGTGGATCGACCAAAGAACTCCAAGAAGCTGACAGAAAATATTGAGACTTACGCCCCAGAGGGAGACTTCACCGAGGAAGAGATAATTCAATTTAAGACCGACCTCACGGGTGTATTCCCTATTAACCTCGTCATCAGTTCTGATACTGTTCAGAAGCTGCAGGAGAGATTTATACCACCTATTTCAGAATTTGATCCCGAACTTCAAGTTTGTTGGTTTATTCCGCGAAAGGTGGATGCACGAACTACCAAAAACGGAAAGTCGTACTGGATCGTCGAGGTCACAGACACCAACAACCAATCAACGCGAATTAGATGCTGGGGAGTCCGCCCTGAAAGAGACACGATTCATATTAACCGGCCATACATGGCTCGCTTAAAGTATGATGAGCAATGGGGCTTCTCCGCATATGCGATTGGAAAAACTTTTAGATTATTAGGCTAAATTAATTTGACAAACGCCTGATAATTTGATATATTATTTATATCGGGGGATAGATGAACGGGAATCACGATGGCCTTCTCCACAAACAAAAAAACAATAGAGAGAAGGTTATACAACACACATCCCACTTAGCCCTCCAAGCAATCGTGATTTTAAAAGGATCTATCAATGAAATATGTTGAACAAGATTTAGCCTGTCATCTATCCTCCGACCTATTTACGACTGAGGGCTTTTGTGATGTCAGTCAGCCAGAAACTTCGATGGAAAAGGTACGTTAATAAACTTAGATTCATCCACGGAGAAATAGAATTAATTGAACAGATAGCCAGCAAAACTGGGAATGAATTTCAAGCTTATCTTGAGGACTACTGCGCTAAGAATAATTTAAATCTGCGCGCACTTAACAAAGAATACAGCACTCAGGTAGAAGAAGCGTATAAAGATATAAGAGCAGAAAAACAAAGAGGAAACTTAATTGGAGACAGTGAAGACGAGATTGAATCTAATATTCTTTCACCTATTGTTGAAGATGTGTCCGGAGAAGCATCCGAAATCGAAAAAGAAGATTCGGAGATTCATGAAGCTTTCAGCAAGCTGTTTAAGAAAATTGCACTCCAACTGCATCCAGACAGGCTGCCGAAAGACCTCTCCGAAAAAGAAATAGAAATACGTTTAAAACTATTTAATGACGCAAAAGAATCTTTAGAGCAGAAGAGATATTTTATTTTACTAGATTTGGCCGAGAGATATAGTATTTCAGCTCCAAAAAATTACAGTCAGCAGATTAACTGGATGAGAAGACAGATAGACATTCTAGATCTAAAGTTAGAGAGCAAAAAAACAACCTACAACTATCTTTTTGCCGAATGCGAAACTGAAGAAGAAAAAGACACCCTAGTTAGAAGATTTATAAAACAACTTTTTGGAATATAATAGTTGACACAGCGCCTACAATCTGATATATTATTAGAGTAAACAAAAGCCACAACACCGGAGGGAAAATGGCCACAACAAACCAAACAAAGAAACAATATGTAAAGGAGTATATTCGCTCCTTAAAGGCAATCGAAGATTGCATTGAACCGTACCAAGAACAAAAGCGAGAATTGCGAACTGAGTTTCGCGAAAATAATTGGCTCAACACGGACGAGATCCGTGCCGCAGTAAAGGCATATCGTCTTTATAAGCACAAGTTCGACATCGATGAGGTTGTCGATAACTTCAACGCTATTTCGGGAGAAGCAGAAGATGCCTAGATCAATTGACTACACTCTCTGCTGTGACAGCGCTGATTTGTACGCATGGATTCTTAAAAATAAGAATCACGAACACGATAGAAATTTGGACTACACACGTTCAGTTAGCCTACAATTAGGTGGTGATGATGTTCGTATTAATTTTGTACATCGTGTGTCCAATAAAAAAAAGTATGATGAATTAACCAGTCGCTTTCTTTCTAATACCGCTGGAACGCCTGATTATGTGTTGTTTAAAAAAACAACCCCAATAGTGTGCATTGAAGACTCGAAAACAGCACCGGTGGGCAATGCAGTACTGCAGCGCTTAGATAAATTGTGGCCACTTTTACTAGATGATAGCATTGAGTGTCCGATTATTTACATCGGCCCCAAAGAGGGACTAGATGCTAGTCAAAACAAAATGAGAGGGTGGTCGCAAAGCTGGTTTTATAAGAATTTTGCCAAGGATAGGCCGGATGCGTTCTTATTGCTAAGCAATGAAGAATCAGTTTGCCAAAGAGTGTTCAGTGAAATTATTGCGATAATTCAAAGTGATATTAACGGGAAACGAGTAGTGAAACAAAAAACAACACAGGCCGAACTAACAAGACTGCATAACGCCATGAGCAAAAATATCAGAACTTATTCTGATGACACCTTTAGGGGCAAATTGTTTAAACCAGACGGCACGGACGCTCACCCTGTTCAATCAACACTTATGGTAATTTCGGAAACCAGAGCAGCGCTGGGCATGCCATCACTCAACATAAAGCTGAACAACACCCATAAGCAGAAATTTAAGAATTCTAAGTCGAAAAGAGTTGTAAGAACTATGAAGCAGGGACCGGTGTTATTATGAAAAATACTATATCCGAGACAGACGTAATTTTAAACTTCATGGAAGATATGAAACCTCACATCATGAGGGCCCCTGCGCTTAGCTTCGAGTTCCCAGCAGGCTCTTGGGCAGGTAGCAAAAATAGAAATATAGCTGACATCCATGGCGGCATTGTTTCCGGGATTGAAGCAAAGCCAACCTTTGCATCTGCAAAAGCCGACTACTTGAACCCCGATAAAAATGCTGGGATTATGCATTATATTTATTCTTCTCAAGAAGTGGAGGAAAAGCAAGTTTCTTTCTGGAAAAACAACAATATTTCTGCATGTGTTTATTTGACAGGGACTAGCAGATGGGCTATAATTAATGATATTGACAATCTTTTTGAAAGATTGCTTCCGCTCTCAAAACAAGAAAAATGAAGTATTTAGGTAATAAAAATAGACTAAGTGATTTTTTAAGTCACAACATGCGTCTTGAATCTAGACGCAACACCAAAGCGCTTGACTTGTTTTGTGGTACTGGTGCAGTTTCTTTGTTATTTAAAAGTTATGGAATCAATACCGTGTCAAATGATTTTTTGAGTTTTTCTGCTCACCGCACAAGATCAGTTTTACTTGATCAGGCGCCACGTAGGCCACATGCTATAGAACACAATAAGGCACGCGGCTTTATAACTCAGAATTACTCAGAAAGTTCTGGAGTTAACATTTTTAAAACGGATATTGCAGAGCACATCGATGGTGCCCGTCTTTGGATAGATGAGGTGTCGAAACAACTCACACCACAAGAATTTTCTTACTACTTGGCACAAACCATAGAAGCGGCAGATTTTAGATCAAATATCATGGGCTCCTACGAGAGCTATTATAAGGCCGGCTGGAGAAAGCAATGTGAAAAACCTTGGCGAGTGAAAGATTTTGAACTGGTCGACACGCGGGGCTCAACTGAGCATGTTGTATGCAATGATGACGCCGCTCAATTCTTACAGAACAACGTAGATAATTACGATTTAGTCTATCTCGATCCTCCCTACAACTCTAGACAATACTCATCAGTGTTTCACGTATTGGAAACAATCTCTAAGTATAATAATCCTGCAGTTAAGGGTGTGGTTAGAAAAAGCATTGAAACGAGTGATAAGAAATCAAAACTATCATCTAAAAGAAATTGCCACGCGGAAATGAAAAGGATTATTAATTTGTGTAGCGAAAAAACAAACGAACTGTTTGTTTCATATTCCAATGAGGGAATAGTACAACCCTCCGAATTGGAAGAAATGATCGGGTTAAAATTTAAAAATACTGTGGTACACGAACTCGATTACAGGAGATTCAAAACCAACAGTAGAAAACAAAGCAGGAACAACAAAGTAAAGGAGTATTTGTTTCATGGAATTAAATAAAGTGTATAATGCTGATTTGTTTGATATTATCGACGACGTTGTAGGGGACAAATCAATTGACTTGGGCATATTTGACCCGCCATATAACATATCGTCAACAAGTACAGACGTCTTAAAGTATGAAAAATCACTTGGTCAGAAAAAAGGTATCGTAGGTTTCAATGAAGAGTGGGATAAGTTTGATAGTATAGAACAATACATAACTTGGACAGATTTATGGCTGCAAAAAGCCTTCTCGAAGTTAAAAGATGATGGCAGTCTTTTTATATTTGGTTCATACCATAATATCGGGCTTGTCAATTACGTATTGCAAAAACAAAATCGCATGATCATCAATGACGTTGCTTGGTACAAAAGAAATGCGGTGCCCAATATTGCATGCCGCAGGTTACAGGCATCATATGAAAGTTTATTGTGGGTCGCAAAAGATAAAAAATATAGATTTAACTATAAAGATGTAAAATCAAAAGCCTATGCTGGGGATTCTATTAAGAAAGAAGGCAAGCAGTTGCGTAACATTTGGGATATTCCAACAAAGGCTGAGAAAAATTTTAAACACCCTTCCAAGAAGCCAGTTGCAGTAATAGAGCGATGCATTGATGTTGCCGGCGTGAAAGGCGGCACAGTTCTTGACTTCTTTGGTGGCTCTGGCACAACTGCTGTCGGCGCATTGAACAAAGATATGAATTATATTTTGATCGAAAAAGAACGAGAATATTATGATATGTGCCTCAGAAGAATTCGAGAACAAGGAGTAACAAATGAATAAGAGCACACAGGTTGTAATGTTTTCGTCAAAGACGGGAGAGTGGGCCACCCCCCAAGATTTTTATGATAAACTTAATTGGCGTTTTGGCCCATTCACACTTGACCCTTGCGCAAGCCCGACCAACGCTAAATGTGGTAAATTTTTCACAGAAGACGATGATGGTTTGACAAAAGATTGGGAAGGGCATGTGCTCTTTGTTAACCCCCCATATGGGAGAGGAATAGACAAGTGGATCGAAAAGGCATATCGAGAATCGCGAAAGGAAAATACTCGCGTCGTGATGCTGATCCCAGCGCGCACAGACACAAAATATTGGCACGAATACGTCATGAAGGCTGATGAGATCTATTTTATTAAAGGTAGACTCAAGTTTGGAGACAGTGAGAATTCGGCGCCGTTCCCGTCAGCAGTTATTCATTTTGATGGTGCAGCCCACCAACAAGTATTTGGCGCTATGAACAGATAAGGAGAACAGAATGTCAATTGATAAAATTAATGCAGCTTTGCTGCTTTTAAAATCGAAAGCCGTGGAGACATACGGCGTAATGAAGGATTGCAGCTCTAAGCAATCTGAATTCGGAGACGCAGAAGAATTAGCTAAGCTAGCCCTTAGCCTAGTACAGTTTGAGGGAGCCTACCATACTCTGCAGCAGTATACAGAAGATCTGTTGGCCTCCGAAGCTACGTCCTCTGAAGTTGATGCCGCGACTGATACAGAGGCCTCAGCACCGCAGGAAGAAAAATCTATTACGGTAACGGCCGAGAGATCTCCAACCTACAGGAAATCCATGGAACAGCAGCGATCAATTAGAAAGGGCACCGAGGATGAATAGGAAACAGCGGAGAGAAGCGAAGAAGCGATATGGGCCAGACGCATCGAAAGATATCTCCGAAAAAATTTTCCAGTTCAACAAATTGCCAGACATGTGCACGGCATGTCAAAAAGAGTTCGATAAGAAAAACAAAGACATGGTTCAATCGTGGAATGTCGTTGTCAAGCAGGAAGTAGTTAGGCTCTTTTGCCCGGAATGCATCGACAAGACGAAGGGAGCCTTAAAACATTTAGGAATTGAAAATGAAAATCAAAAATCTCAATAGAGCAAAACTAAACGATATGATTGACAACGTTAATCAAGAAGATGCCGTTGGTGTTATTAAATTTTACGCAGATACCTGTCCGATGTGCATTGGACTAAGAGACTATTATGTTGACATTTCTCGAAAATTTAGTAAGATTAATTTTTACGTTTTTAATATGGCCCGCGGCCAAGGAGTTGAAGACAAGATAGGCTTCTACGGCACACCAACGATTTGTATGATTAAGACAGGAGAAAGACACAGTATAACGGTCATGGAAGAACCTGAAAATCCAAATAATCAAACATGGTACAAATCGGAGGATATTATTAAGTTTATAAGGGACAACAAGGATCAATGAAGAACACACTCACATATGACGATGTGCTGCTGATACCGCAGTACTCGGATATTAGGACACGCACTGACGTCGATGTAAGTACCGATCTAGGAAAAGGGTTAGAGCTGCTTTTGCCAATAATTGCCTCGCCCATGGACACAGTTTCAGAGTGGGAGATGGCTCGAGCCATGTCTTACTCGGGCGCTACGGCTATAATTCATCGATATAATAGCTGGGAACAGCAGTGTTCCATGATTAAAGATGCCACTACTGCTGGCGCCAAAATAATAGGAGCAGCCGTTGGCATTTCGGGAGACTACTTGAAAAGAGCCGAAATGAGTTTGCAGAGTGGTGCAAGTTTTATATGCGTCGACGTGGCCCACGGACATCACATTTTAATGAAAGAGGCGCTAGCTGAATTGCGAACTCACCTTGGGGAAAGCGTGCATATCATGGCAGGAAATGTTGCCACCCTAGAGGGTGTTAACGATTTGTCAGACTGGGGAGCAGACTCAGTAAGGTGCAATATTGGCGGCGGCTCAATTTGTTCTACTAGAATCCAAACTGGCCATGGCCTGCCTGGTTTGCAAACAATTATCGATTGTTCCAAGACAGACAGGGACGTTAAAATTATTGCCGATGGCGGTATCAAAAATGCCGGTGACATCGTTAAGGCCCTTGCGGCCGGCGCCCATGCGGTCATGTGTGGATCTCTTTTGGCTGGAACTGCCGAGACTCCCGGCAATGTTTTTACGGACAACAAAGGATTTAAATTTAAAACATACAGGGGCATGGCCTCTAAAGAAGCTCAAAAGGATTGGAGAGGAAAATATTCTTCCTTCGAGGGCGTTGCAACAAAGGTTCCTTACCATGGTCCTGTCGGGCCCATTCTTAGCGATCTGGGGAGAAACATAAGATCTGGACTCTCCTACTCTGGCTCCAGAAGCCTAGATCAGTTGAGAGACAAGGCGCGCTTTGTAAAACAAACAAGCTCTGGCCTCAGCGAGAGCAGAACTCACATTCTTGCGAGAAACTGGTGATGGCTCAAAGTCTGCAGTACGGGAAAGAGCTAAAAAAGATTGTATTCGAAGAGACGGATCACCAGCACGCCAAGTTTATTATAAGATTGAGGCACAACTCATTAACTCAGTCAGATTTCTTTAGAGCAGTTATTGATGGCTTTATTGAATCGGACGAAAGGATATGTTCCTTTATAGAAGACTATACGAAAGAGAGAAAACTCATGAATAAGCAAAGAATTGAAAAATCAAGAATGCTCAAAAATTCTGGCCAGCAAAAAATGCGAGATTTTGGTCTTTCGCAAAGCGAGATCGAAGAAATATTCGATATTTTAGAGGAAGAGGTGCCGGATCTATGAGGGGAGATGGTCTATTAAAGTGTGCTCGACATTGTATCTCAAAAGATCTAATATGCCCCGTAAAAGAGTGTAAACATAATATAGAGTATCAGGAAGATAATAACTGTGTTTTGGTGGCTATCTTTAAAAATGGCAAATTAACATTAAGAGAAACTGCCGCCAGATTGGATATTTCTTTCGCGAGAGTTAAACAACTACAAGACAAGGCCTTGAAAAAACTGAACTCTAACCCAAGCATACAGTGGTTTAAATTTTAGTGCTTTTATGAGTTTTGGTTACTATTTAATGGTGAGTTTATTTTAAGGAGAAAGTCACAATGGCTCAGAAAACACTTTTAAATGAATCTGAAATTCGTAGATTCATGAAGCTCGCTAGCATTGAACCGCTAGCTGAGAATGGATTTGGCAAATTTACTAAAGACTCATCGATCGACGAAGATGCCGAAGAGGTCGTTGAAATGGCCGTTGAAGACGAATTAGAAGATGAAGAGCCGGCCATGGACGCAGCCATGGGTGACGTTGATGTAGACGTTCCCGTTGAGGACCCGGTAGATGTTGAGCCACCTGTCGATGACATGGGCGATATGGATGCCATGGACGCAGGCGGCGACGTGGAAGATCAATTTATGGATTTAGTACGCCAACTGGCAGATCTGGTCGGAGTCGACGTTGATATGGAAGATGGTGGCGATGTGGATGGCGAGATGGACGTAGGCGCCGTCGACGACCTTGGCGGTGAAGGGGGTGATGATGATATCGATGCCGTTATGGAACCCGAAGAGGAAGAAGAAGAGGTCGATGTTGATATGATGCATGAAGATGGCACTGAGGATTCGGACGATGATGCGCCCGGCTCGAGACACTACCAAGAAGGCAAGGAAGATGATATTGTTGAAGAAGTTGCCCGTCGTGTCGCTGCAAGACTTCAAGCAGATAAGAAGCAAAGCGAAGTTGCTGAGAAATTGGCAGAAAGAATTTTTAACAGACTTTCTGGCAAATAATCTTGATTTACGTTCTTTAAGCTGTTATAATAACCACTAAGGTTCTTAGTGGTTATTTTTTTTTGGATATAAAATGGGTTGGGAAAGTTTTCTTTTATACATTTTAATTTTTATTTTTGGGTATGTGACCTGCAAGACGTTTTATTTTCTTGCTGGCGCGCGAACTTCCGTGTTGATGATCAAGCTCGCGCATGTTATATCTTTAACAATTTTATCTAAGTGTATTGAGGCATATTCTTTTGCAACGTACACAAAATTAAGAGCCCTTTCGAAGACCGGAGTGGTCCCCGGAAGCGAGCTATACGAAAAAGTCAAACAAAAAGACAGAGAAGAAGTTAAACAATTTAAAGAAACTACTATATTGGCTATAATCGCCGCACATCCGGAAATATTTCGCACATTGGTCTCGTTTGACGACTGGAATACGGCAATGAACTATTTACAAGAGAACAGGCAAGTTGCTGCCGTGTTCTTGATGGAGGGTAATAAGGTTGATAAATAAGGTTAAAAAGAAGCTGTCGGAATTGATTCAAGACGACGACGCAAAAAGTAAAAAGAAAATCGTAATTGTTGATGCAGACTCGCTGGGTCCTGAAGATTTGGCGCCTGAACCAGATCTTAGGACAATCGGGCTATTCGGAGATGTGTCAGAAGAAAGAGCAGCTGAGTTGGTTCAGGCACTCTTATTTTTAAATGAGCTAAATGTCTTAGAACCAAAAGAAGAAAAAAGAAAGCCCATTGAGTTTTATATATCGACTTACGGCGGAAATGCTGATGATATGTTTGCGTTGTATGATGTGATGAACTTTGTCAAAAAAAACAGCGCAATACAAACCATAGGCTTAGGCAAGGTAATGTCGGCCGGAGTTTTGTTGTTAGCTTCCGGTACCCAAGGTGAGAGAAGGATCGGTCAAAATTGCCGCGTTATGGTTCATAATGTAATAGGCACTTCAGCCGGGTCTTTGCCAAATCTTGTAAATGAATTGTCTGCAATCGAGCAGCTTCAAGAAGATTATATGAATGCACTGGTCGAAAATACAAAGATGACAAAAAAGCAGCTTAAAAAAATGCTAAACGAAAAAGTAAATATCTACTTATCTGCAGAGGAAGCATTAGAATTGGGAATTGCCGATATAATTGTTTGAGGAACTTAAATGTCTGAATTAAAAGAAATATTAAAACAAGAGTACAAAAAGAAAAATAGCACAATCTCTCCGTCCATGCTGTTGAAGATGGTGGAAGAGGTTATGTCGCTGGCAATCTTGCGACCCCTGAAGGAAGAAAAACAACAAGAGATGTTTAAAAAACAAACTCTTACTCATGAGGCCATCCCGGCGCCTAGCGTCTCTGAGTTGGGATGGGCTTCACTTAATAGCAACGACGAGGGGGCCGCGGCCAAACGCGAAGAATTGGAGCAATATTTGCGCCGCATCCCCGGCAGCGACCTGAGAGTTAAACTTGATAATGTCTCTAAAATGCTTGGTGATCCCAACCATGCAAAGAAGCTAATGTCTTTTGGTGAAACACAGGGGGAAAAGATTGCATCTACCCTTGCATATTTGGTGTTCCTTAAAACTTTAACTACGGTTATCACAAACTTTAACGCTTCGTCGGCAGGCTTTAATTTTGAAGCGTTTTTGGCAGTCCTGCTAGGGGGAGAACAGATCCCTGCTGCTGGCGCCGACACAATCGCGGACATTACTGCTGATGGCGTCCCTATCAGCCTTAAACTTTATAATGAAAAGACTCTAAAGGCCGGCGGAAGCTATAATGATCTAATTGGCGATTTAATTAAGCGCAAATCTCTAATGCGATATATTGTTGCAACCAAGACTCTTGAAGGAAAAGATTTACAAAGAAAAGGCCAGATCGAAGTTTATCAGTATGATCTAACCGCTGATAATATTGTAGAAATACTCTATAGAAGCGCCAGTCGCGAGAACAGCGAGCGAATTAGGCTGCCAGCAAATGTTATTTCTGGCGAACGTGGAGTTGATTTTAAAATTCCTAAGCTTCCCGGAGTAGATAAGATTGAGGCCAAGTTTTTTGATATTGTAAAGGCGCAAGTCGGAAACGAGCCATGGTTAGATGATTTGCGGACAGAGCTTGGTTACCTATCCAACAATAGTCTCTTTAGGGGCAATAAAATAGGCCGTGCCGGATTTAAATACCACAAAGCAGGCACCGGTATCCCAGCCAAAGCTTCGCCGCTCCTACAGTTTTTAACTAATTTCTTGGAAGAAAAGCAAATCGAGGACGTCGACCCTATCGCGCTGGCCACCTTAATGGGTAAGGCACAAGAAAGGGCGGTCAAAATATGGTTTAAGGCTGTTTCTGATTTAGAAAAGGTTGGCGAAGGCTTGGGATCTTACGCAAGCGTTGAGGAGTCAAGAAATTTTTATAATACCTTGGATGAAAAACAAAAGCGGCGCGCCCTCATGATGACTCTTGGGTACATCACCAGCGGAAACCAGTATGAACTAACACGCGCCGACATTTATGGCATAGAGGGGCTAGCTCCCGAGCACCGCGTCTTGGCCCGCGGGCAAGGCGAAGTCAACATTGGTGGTATAGAAATCGGCCTGGAAGCAGTGCAGGGTGTATTTGATGAAATCATTGACGATGTTAATAGAATTGTTTTTGAAATTTTTCAAGAGCTGTCAAGTTTGAGTACCAATATTCAAGGCTACTTTGCTGGCGGATTAGAAGATGACTCAAAGGCTGATGCGGCAATTACGTCCGCTCAGAACATTGGCCAGAAAACAGAAGAAACAAAAGATATAAATTAGCTTGACATTTATTGAAAAAGTGATTATAATATATATAACTAAGAGGTATAGATGAGTCGAGAATACGACAACAACCAATCATTGCAAAATAAAATTATGAAGGGCGCGAATGCCTTGGCTGATAACGTGGCTTCTACTCTTGGGCCGAGAGGAAGAAACGTGCTCCTTCAAGAAAAAGATAAAACGCCATTCATCACAAAAGACGGCGTGACAGTCGCCGCGTTTGTCGCCTTAGAAGATCCATTCGAGAACGCAGCCGCGCAGGTCATTAGGCAGGCTGCAGTAGAGACCAACAACATAGCCGGAGACGGAACAACAACAGCAACGATATTAGCTAGGGCAATCTTAAGAGAATCCCAGCGGTATATCACTTCTGGAGTGTGCCCAATTGAATTACAGAGAGGAATAGATGCCACAGTTAAAGAAATTACAGAAAACCTTAAAGAAATGGCAAAACCAATTACGAGTGCCGAAGATATTGCACACATCGCTACTATTTCAGCCAATAACGATGATAGCATTGGAAATCTCATTGCTTTGGCTGTTGATCGCGTGGGCCAAGACGGCTCAATAACCATTGAAGAGTCACGCTCTCTTGAGACATCGTTGGATGTCACCGAGGGATTCAAGGTGTCTTCGGGGTATTGTGCAGGGGCATTTGTGACAGATGATCGAAGAAATATGATGATGCATGATGAGCCGCTTTATTTGGTTACTGATCATAAAATCTCAACAGTCGATCAGATATTGCCAATTTTGGAAACGATCGCAAGAGAAGGTCGCCCCCTCGTCATCGTGGCTGAGGACATAGAAGGTCAAGCACTAGCGGCTTTAATTATGAACGCCATGAGGGGTACGTTAAAAGTGGCAGCCATAAAAGCGCCTCTTTACGGCCAACAAAGAAGAGATTTGCTGGATGACTTAGCGCTTTCAGTGGGCGCCAATTTCATCACAAGGGAGGGCGGCAAAAAACTAAACGAAGTTGAGCTTTCTGATTTGGGAACTTCAAAATTTGTTGAGGCTTCGAAATATTCAACTACGATTGTTGGGGGAAATTGTGATTTTGCCGAAATCGATGGGCGCATAGAGGCGCTAAAGACACAAATAGAACAAACGGAGTCCATGGACGAATGCGAAGCCCTGCAAGATAGGATTGTTCGACTTTCTTCTGGTGTGGCAGTAATTAGTGTCGGAGGAACAACCGAAGTGGAGATGATCGAAAAGAAACACAGAGTAGAAGATGCCTTGGAGGCAGTAAAGGCTGCTCAGCTTGAAGGGATCGTTTCGGGCGGAGGCACTGCCCTTTTGAGAGCATCTAGAAAAATAATAATTAGAACAACCCACTCTGATCAGGCTTTGGGCGCAACAATAGTTCGCTCAGCATGCCGAGAGCCGTTCGCTCAAATGGCGAAAAATGCTGGACTTTCGCCGGATATATTATTAGACAATGTTGAGAATTCACCGGACAACAAGGGATGGGATTTTAGAAATAATGAATTAGTTGACATGATGAAGGCCGGCATTATTGATCCTGTCAAAGTTACGCGCACCGCGCTCACAAATGCCGCTAGCTGTGCGGGCACCCTTATAACCACCAACTACGGGGTTATTCAGACGGAGGATATTTAAATGAAATTAGGTGATTTAATATACATTCCTCAAGATGTTGTGTTGTTTGACAGCGAAAATATTTTTATTGATAAGACAGAGCGCCCCATTGTGGGGGTTTTTATAGAGGAGACGCCAGAGTGCCGTCGCTTTCAATCGGGCACTTGTACGATATATGCTCAGGGAAGAAAGACCACGGTATCGCGCCATTGCGTATATCCAATGGAGTCACCATGTTAGTTAAACTTACAGAAGTCTGCCACAACGCAGCCTTAACCACAAAACAAGACTACACACTTAGAGAGGTTTTTGTCAACCCCGAACATGTTGTTATGATTCGAGAAGAAGATAGAATGCAGCAACTAAATGAGAGAGGGTTGCTGCCCGATGGCCTGAATGTCAACCACAAGTTTACCAAACTTACAATCAACAGAGGGCATACGGGTACGGAAATCATTGTTGTTGGTTCTCCGAAGGTCGTTGAAAACTCTCTAACCAAACAGAAAAAACTAATTAAAGGATAAAATGAAACAAAGAGTTAATATACAATATTCCATTGATATGGAAGAACTTGAACCAGAGGTGAGCAGACTGATAGATTCAGTCGAACGTAGGATTGAAAATTTGCATAACAATACTTCGTCTGAATTCGTATCGGATTTGCTTAGCCTTTCCACTCTGACGTCTGTTGAGAATATTCGCATAGAGTTAGCAAATATAGACTTTATGTTGGCTGATATTACAAAAATTATAAATGCATATATATCGTACAGGTCACAACAAGTAGCCGAGGCAGTAGAGGCGCCCCCCCAAGGCCATGAATCGCCACAACAAAACGTACAGCCCCGCGCCGACGATGGGGCCGCGATATTAGATCAGTCTGAGTTATTAAAAAGAATGGAAAATCTGAGGACCGGTCACGGGACTATAGCAAAACCCAATGATAAGACAACTCAGACATAAACAGAAAAATGTATATTTTGACGTTTTAGACGACAAAGAAGCCTTTTATCCCGATTTGCTTGACTTGGTGTATTCATCTAAAAAGAGATTTGTCATTTCTCCTTATTTTATGGGCGGAGTTGAAACCTCTTTAGTTCAAGACCTTGATATATATGTTAAGGGGTTCATTTCTTATCGTCCGTTTTATGATTTTTGGAGATTCATGATTGAAGATCCCTCTGCAATAGTAAGGGGGCTTGATTTTTTTGTAAGAGAAACCGCAGCCTCTAACGCAGAGTTTCTGGGATTCCTACAGTCGCAGGTTGCAACTCATTTTGATCCCTTATACCGAGCATCTTGCTGTTATTTTTTAAATAAAATCATAAAAGAGGGGACCATCACATGTGGTACTTTGGATCCAAAGTTCTCCCGATTAACACCAGATGTGATTAGCAAAATACAAAACTTCAATTACAATGGTAATTTTAGCGTTGATATGTTAGATTGGGAAGTCATCAATGCGTCCAAATTGGAAAATAGCGCGCTCCTGCTTCTTCCGAATCAAATAAATCGGGGCCTTATAGACAGCGGAAACCTCATGTCCGAGAAGAATGTTTTAAGTTTTAGTCGAATTAGGAAATATCTCTCGAACAAGGATAACAAAATTATTTTAGCGTGCACGACTAAAAAATCTGTGGCATCATTTTTAGAGAACAGATTTGATATAGTTAAAGTTTCCGAAGGGGAAGACTCAGTGGGAATTATTGCTCACAATGTATAACATTTTAATTGCTTGTTTTTTATTTGCATTGGGGCAGACCTTGGGCTGGTTCCAATTAAATTCTCAATTTGTGTGGGACTGGTGGTCAGATAAGCCGATCCTGTCGGCAGTTGTATTTTCGATCCCAACAGGGATCTGCTTTTGGTACGGAATTAAAATATGCTACGAAGAGTGGGGAGAAGTGTGGGGCCCCAGATTTTTAATATTTTCCATGTCCTACCTTACGTTTCCCCTTCTGACATGGTACCTCTTAAATGAAACAATGTTTACCGCAAAAACTATGACTTGTGTGCTTCTTTCGTTTGTGATTGTGGGGATACAACTGTTTTGGAGATAACATGAGAAGAATCGAAAAGCCCTGGGGCTATGAAATTATTTGGGCAGAGACTAAAGACTATATTGGAAAAATTTTACATATAAACGCAGGCCATCGCTTGTCTAAACAATATCACGAAACAAAAGAAGAAACAGTCTATGTCATCAAGGGCGTGTTATACAACTATGACGAAAACGACGAGATACAGAAGTTTATGCCCGGAGAAGCCTTTCACGTGACCCCGCACCAGATACATCGTTTTGGGGCAAACGAGGTAGCAGTAGAAGTGGTGGAAGTAAGCACTCCGCATTTAAGTGACGTTGTAAGACTGGAAGATGATTATCGCAGATAGCTAACTATTTATAGTGTTGGAGTATAATACATGGATATTTCTACAGGAAATTGGTTTGAGTATCTTCGAGAAGAAGTTTTAACAGAGGGGTTGCGAGACATTGGCCTCCCCGAGAGAATCGTCGACTTTATTGAGAACGCGATGCCGAACGCGCCCGAGAAGTCAAAGACATACGCAGGCAATCAGTGGAAGGAATGGGAACTAAACCGAGGTTATGTCTCGCGACCGCAAGGGTTCTGGGTCGA